TTTATTGAATATAATAGACAAGACTGTGCGCTACTTGACAAGTTAGATAAGAAACTAAAGTTTATCGACCTTGCTAACACAGTTGCTCATGAGAATACTGTGTTGTTAGCAACCACCATGGGTGCGGTGGCTGTTACAGAACAGGCTATTATTAATGAAGCACATCATAGAGGTATGATTGTTCCAAGTCGTCCTAAACGTGATGAAGATATTAGTAATCAGGCCGCAGGTGCGTATGTTGCATATCCTAAGAAAGGATTGCATGACTTTATAGGATCAATGGATATTAACAGTTTGTATCCGTCTGTAATTCGAGCACTTAACATGGGTCCAGAAACTATTGTTGGACAGTTACGTCAAACGTATACCAATGCAGAAATTGAAGCCAAATTGGCCAAAGGTAATAGTTTTGCCGCGGCATGGGAGGGAAAGTTTGGTAGTAACGAATATGAACTTGTTATGGCTAAAGATATAGCACAAGAAATTATTATTGACTGGGAGTCAGGTAGTTCCGACGTGCTATCGGGCGCACAAATATACGAGTTAATATTTGAAAGTAATCAGCCTTGGATGCTCAGTGCTAACGGAACAATTTTTACACATGATGTGGAAGGTGTTATTCCTGGACTTCTGAAACGTTGGTATGCTGAACGTAAAGAGATGCAGGCCAAACTTAAAGAATCAATAAAAGCGGAGAATAAAATTGAAGAAGAATATTGGGACAAACGACAATTGGTCAAAAAGATTAACCTTAATAGTCTGTATGGTGCTATTCTTAATGTTGGGTGCCGTTTCTTTGATAATCGTATCGGGCAGTCAACCACCCTTACAGGCCGAGGAATTGCAAAACATATGGCTGCCAAAATCAACGAAGTAATTACAGGCGAGTACGATCATATAGGAAAATCAATTATCTATGGCGACACAGACTCTGCTTACTTTAGTGCGTATAGCACACTAAGACGTGAGATTGAAAAGAAAGAAATCCCCTGGGACAAAGACAATGTCATTACACTGTATGACACAATTGCCTCGGAAGTTAATTCAACATTCCCACAATTTATGTTGGATGCTCATCATTGTCCAAAATCAAGAGGCGATGTTATTAAAGCCGGTCGTGAAATTGTTGCTATCAAAGGTCTGTTCATTACTAAGAAACGATATGCTGTACTTTATTATGACAAAGAAGGCAAACGTCAAGACGTAGAAGGCAAACCAGGTAAGATCAAAGCCATGGGCCTAGATCTTAAACGTAGTGATACTCCTGAATTTATGCAAAAGTTCTTAGAAGAAGTTCTTACTAAAGTTCTAAATGGTAGTCAAGAAGCAGAAATTCTTGATATGATCGCTGAATTTAGAACCGAGTTTAAGGCTCGTCCAGGTTGGGAGAAAGGTAGTCCCAAACGTGCTAACAACATTACTGACTATCAGGATAAAGAAAAGAAAGCAGGCAAAGCAAACATGCCCGGCCATGTACGTGCAAGTATTAATTGGAATACTCTAAAACGTATGAATAGTGACAAATACAGTCAACAGATTGTCGATGGTATGAAAGTTATTGTCTGTAAGGTAAAAGACAATCCGCTTGGATTTACAAGTGTTGCTTATCCTGTAGATGAACTTAGGCTACCTAAATGGTTCCAGGATCTGCCATTTAATCACGCAGAGATGGAGGCAACCATTATCAACAACAAATTAGAAAATCTAATCGGCGTTCTGGAGTGGGATTTAGAATCCACTACGCAGAACAATACATTCAACCAACTGTTCAGTTTTGAATAAAATTTATTTGACTCTGACCAAAATTCTAAATATACTTAACAAAAGGAAATTATATGCAAGACCTACTCAAAGATATCGTAAGCCATACTCACAATCTAGGCTTTTTAAATGTCGTTAAAATTACCGGCGATGAAGAAACTACTAGAATTGATTCGATGGCAGATGACCGTACTGTTATCATGTACGCAAAGACCGCTAATCCATATCCCGATATGATTGGTACATTTGGCATGCCACAACTTAACAAATTAAAATATTTGTTAGATGGTGCTGAATACAAGGAAGGTGCTACTATTGAGATTGTTCAAGAAGATCGCAACGGTGAAACTATTCCAACAGGCATTCACTTTGAAAACAAAGACGGCGATTTTAAGAACGATTATCGTTTTATGAATGTTGCACAGATTAATGAAAAACTTAAAACTGTTAAATTTAATGGTGTTAAGTGGGATGTAACTATTCAACCATCATTACAATCAGTTCAACGTTTTGCTTTCCAAGCAGGTGCCAACAATGAGCATACAACGTTTACTGCTAAAACCGACGGAGACAAATTAAAATTTACATTTGGTGATCAAGCAAGTCATGCAGGTGAGTTTATCTTTGCTACAGGTGTAACAGGCAAATTAAGCAAAGCATGGGCATGGCCAGTTGCTCCAATCTTGAGTATTTTAAAAATTGCCGATGTTGGTAATGCTACAATGGGGCTAAGCGATAACGGTGCTTTGCGTATTACTATTGATAGCGGATTGGTGCAATACGAGTACATTATTCCAGCAGGTGCTTGAAGTAAAGAACATGAAGAAACCACCAGTTAACCTAACCCCATTACAGAAAGACTACGCTGTCTATTTGCCAGCAATTAGTAGTTTTTATAGTACCTACATTGCTAAACAGCGTTTAGAAAAGTTTATTGCAGACGACCGTATTCCCGCAGGGTTTGATCGAGGCATTGAAGGCATGAACTTTCTTAATCCAGAACAAGGATATTTTACCTACAAATACGGATTGTATTCAGCAGGTCATGCACAATTAGATCTTAACAAGAGTCTAACACAAGAATCAATGATTCAACAACGTGATCGTGCTAATACAATGATCTTAGGCGATTCAGGTGGATACCAGATTGGTAAAGGTGTTCTTAAATTTGATTGGCTAGATTTCGAAGGTGCAAGTGCTAACAAAACACGTAAGCAAATTTTAGAGTGGTTGGAACTAACTGCTGACTGGTCTATGATGCTTGATGTCCCTACTTGGGCATGTGACCATATTCATAGTCCTAAAACAGGATTAAAAACATTTGAAGACTGTTTAGAAAAAACACGTTTTAATAACAAGTATTTTTTAGATAATCGTTTAGGCCAAACTAAATGGCTTAATGTGCTACAAGGTGGTGATTGGGATACTGCACAACAATGGTACGAAGGTGTTAAAGAATTTAGCGATCCTAAAGGTCCTTATGCTGGTAAAGAAGCAGAAGGATGGGCCTTTGGTGGTGCTAATATGTGTAAAATGGACATCACTCTTAAACGTCTAATGACGATGAGAGAAGAAGGTTTGCTAACGGGCAAAAACTGGATCCACTTCTTGGGTACAGCACAGTTGGATTGGTCATGCTATCTAACTTTAATTCAACGTCAAATTAGGAAACATATTAATGAAGAACTTACCATATCTTTTGACTGCGCATCACCGTTTATTGCAACCGCACACGGACTTGTCTATACCAACGCCCAACACAGTCCAAAAAGGTGGAGTGTTATTATGGACAAAGCCCCAGACAATAAAGCCCTTGCTGGAAGCGACATACCATTCCCGTTTGAAAGCGAAGTTGGACGCAGGCTAACAATGGCAGACATTTGTCATTATGCTCCAGGTATGTTAAATAAAATTGGCAAGGAAGGTAAAACTAGTTGGGATAGTTTTGCCTATGCTCTAATGATGGGTCATAATGTTGAATGCCATATTGTTGCTGTACAACGTGCTCAACAGTTAATGGATATAGAATGTGCCAAACACAAACTCAATTGGAGATTGTCGGGTATTGAAGGTAAGAAAGAAAAAGAGTATAGCGATTGGGTTCCACGTAGAATTCTTTATTTTGCTAACTTTGTTGAAGACCTGTTTAATACAAAGACAAAGGCAGAAGGATTCCAAATGATCGAAGATTGTTTGCCATTCTTGCGTAGTTTAGAAGGTGCTCGCTTACAAGGTGGTCCTGCCGCAAATACATTTAATAAACTATTTGAGTTTGAAGGTGGCAAGAATCAAAATGAAATTGATTTTGCTAACCCAGACGATGATGAATTAAGAGCATTAGAAGAAGGTGTCGAAGAATGAAGCGAGAATATGAAGAAGGTCAAATTGAAGAGAATGTAGTATTCTTTTCTGGAATTGAAGTAGAACATACTCCTGCATACGGAATGGAAACCTTATTTGTAGTAGGCGTTCAAAATGCACAAGAAATATTGTCTATGGCTAAATCCGAGAATGTCAAACACATTTATTTTGGTGCCAACCAGAGTTTCCGTACAGGCGGTGTCAACGATGCAGTTACTTGGAGACTTTGGGAAGATATGATCAATACCTGTTTGAATAAAGGTTACTGGTGTACACTAGACTTTGATGTAAAAGAAACAGAAGGTCTTTTGGAATCTGGGTTAACTGAAAACAGAAAGTTTATTCCGCAGATTTCGGTAAAATTGCCCTATTTACAACAACTAGGATACAATGCTACACTAAAGATAGACGACAAAGACTTTGCCGCTACTAACCCGGGCGTGTGGTGTCACAGACTACACGACCTTTTATCAACCGACAAATTTACTGACTGGGATCAGTACACAGGAGATGAGATTTTAAATGATAATTAAACAAGACGTTAGACCAAACAAAATGATTTGGGTTACCTTTAACAAAGAAGGTATGCACAAGTATCCAGCCGCACTTACAGATCCAGCACTTGCCACAGGTGATGAGTATGATGTAAGTTTCTTAGGCTATCCGCATCGTCATATTTTCCATTTTAAAGTATGGCTAGGTATTACACATAACGATCGTGATGTAGAGTTCATTCAATTTAAACGCTGGTTGCTGAATCTTTATAAAGATGCTACACTAAGTTTAGATTATAAAAGTTGCGAGATGATGAGCGATGATTTATATGCTCAAATCTCACAAAAGTATCCAGACCGTGAGGTTTGGATTGAGGTCTCCGAAGACGGAGAAAATGGTTCATTCATCAAATATTAAGGAAATTAAGATGTCGCTTCCAGGCTATGTTACAAAAACTCTACGTATGAAACCCGAAGTTGAAAAGATCTTTGACGATCTTGATGCGTGGTTAGATTATTGTAGGTTTAACATGCTCCCTTTTAGTCCTGCCGACTTGTATAGGTCGCAAGAGTATAGATACTTTGCTCGTAAGCAAAGTGGTGGAGAGTTTAAACCCCGTTATGATAACAAATACAAAAAATATAGATAATGGCAAAAGTCTTTTTAGTTGACTTAGAAGCAGTTGAGACTAGGTACACAGGTCAATGGAAAGATCATGTGCCTAAACTACTAAAAAAGGCAGGACACAATGTCAACATTATATCAGGTCCTAGCGATATTCCTAGCGCCACTACTCCTGGTGCATTTCTCAATTTTGGGGGCACTAATATCTATAAGGCAGACCAAGTTGCACAACTTGGAAGACTTTTTTGTGCAGGATCCATCAAGGCTGGCGACCATTTTGTTTTTACTGACGCTTGGCATCCAGGAATTATTAACCTAAAGTATATGAGTGAGTTATTGGATATTCCAGTAACTACACACGGCTTATGGCATGCCGGCAGTTATGATCCGCAAGATTTCTTAGGTCGAATAGTTGGTAACAAACCGTGGGTTAGAAATGCTGAGAAAAGTTTTTTTCATGCGTTTAATCACAATTACTTTGCTACTGATTTTCATATACAAATGTTTGTCACTAATTTACTTAATGATTATCCTGTAGAAAATCCCTGGTTAGAAGAAGATCTTGACGATATATTTGCCGGAAACTATCCTAATTTTGTAAGAACTGGGTGGCCTATGGAGTATATGGATAATACCCTAAATACATATAAGAACATGCCCAAGCGTGATCTTATTTTATTTCCGCATCGTATTGCACCCGAGAAACAAGTTGAGATTTTTAGAGATCTAAAAGAACACTTGCCACAATATGAATTTGTCGTATGTCAAGATCAAGAACTTACAAAAAATGAATACCATAATTTACTAGGCGAGGCTAAATTAGTGTTTAGTTGTAGTCTGCAAGAAACACTAGGTATTGGCTGTTATGAAGGTGCGTTAGTAGATGCTATCCCCATGGTCCCGGACCGCCTCAGTTATACAGAAATGTATTACGATACATTTAAGTATCCAAGCAAATGGACTGAAGATTATCAATCATATACTGTATATCGCCCAGATTTATGTCGTAGAATTATAGAACATATAGACAATTACTCGACTCGCTTACCTAAATTAAAACAGCAAGCAGAAACGTTAACACAAAATTTCTTTTCTGCCTATAAACTATTGGAGAATATTAATTGAATGTTGGAATTATTGGATTAGGATTTGTAGGCAATGCTATTAGAATGGCGTTTAATTCCCCATTCGAAGGATCATTGGTATTAATAGATCCTGCTAAAGGATATAATAATACATATGAAGACCTTTTAGAATGTGATGGTATCTTTGTCTGTGTTCCAAGTCCGCAGGGCGATGACGGTAGTTGCGACACAAGTATTCTAGAAGATGTTTTATCTAAACTAAATGCCGTTGGATATAAAGGTACTATTATTAGTAAGTGTACAGCACCTCCTGATGTTTATAATCGATTGAACAATCAATATCCTAATCTAGTTCATGCTCCAGAGTTTTTAACTGCGGCAAATGCTGTAGAAGACTACGAAAAAGGTATGTTTGCTTTTATTGGTGGAAATGTATCTGCTCACAAATATCAGGCAGAGCGTATAATTAGAGAATCACAACGTGAATTAAACTCAGTGTTCTACTGTTCAATAGGCGAAGCCGCAATGGCAAAATATGCTATCAATTCATTCTTAGCAACCAAAGTTGTTTTTATGAATGAACTATATAAAGTAGCAATAAGGTCAGGGTTAGACTACGACAAAATTTCTGCTATGATCAAAGTAGATCCCCGTATTGGTAACAGTCATATGCAAGTACCTGGCCCGGATGGTTCATTTGGGTTTGGTGGTATGTGTTTCCCCAAAGACACAGCCGCATTATTAAAATATGCAGAAGGACTAGGTCTAAATATGAATGTTATAGATGCCGCGGTAAAGAAAAATACTTTACTTCGCTTGACAGAAACCTAAATAAAGTGTAATATTAACAATTGGCAATCCACTGCCTTAACATCGGAGATTAAATTGACAAAGAAAAAAGAAACTGCGTTAGACGCAATGGCCGGAGACGGAGGCTACAAAGAATCAACATTGGCAGGTGTATTACGTTTCAAAATGCGGCGTGATAAAAAACGTTTCTGGGCTAATGATAATATTAGCGAATATGTAGATAGTCCCGCAATTAAAAAACAACTAATTGAAGAAGCAACTATAGCATTTGAACAAGTGCTAAAAACTTTGCTTATTGACACAGAAACAGATCCCAGTAGTAAAGGAACAGCCAAAAGATTGGCAAAAATGTATATCAATGAGGTGATGAGTGGAAGATATGAACCAGCCCCAGACGCAACAGCGTTTCCAAATGATTCGGAGGACCGCTACCAAGGTATGTTGGTTGTCCGTAGTGAGTTACGTAGCATGTGCAGTCATCATCACCAACCCGTATCTGGTGTTGCTTATATTGGTATTATTGCCGCACAAAAACTCATCGGACTCTCAAAATATTCCAGAATTGCCCAATGGTGTTCAAGACGAGGTACTCTCCAGGAGGAACTTTGTAATGACATTGCTAAGGAAATAGGTAAAGCCACAGGCGCAGAAGATCTAGGTGTCTATGTTCAAATGACACACGGATGCTGTGAGAATCGTGGTATTATGGCACATTCTAGTCTTACACAAACTACGGTACTTAAAGGTGCGTTTAAAGAAGATGGCAATACAAAGAAAGAATTCTTTGACAACATTAAACTACAACAGGAGTTTGCACCGCGATGAAATGGTTTCTTAATTGGCTAGAACGCAATGGCCGTAAGCGTATTATTATGGATCGTACAGATCAAGAACCTTACTTAGAACGTTACTATGTTTTGTTTAAAGAGCGTGTAACATTTCCATACAATGTGTTCCTACATAAGTTTTTAAAATCAGATCCAGATGATGTACACGATCATCCCTGGAACTATGCTAGCCTTATCCTCAAAGGCGGCTACTGGGAATGGACTCCTGTATTTGATACAGTTGGTCGAAAAATGAACGAAGTTAAAACATGGCGTGGTGCAGGTACTTTTAGATTTGGTAAAATGAGCACTTATCACCGAATTGAATTGGATCCCAATGTTACACCATGGACATTGTTTTTTGTAGGACCACGCAAACGTGAATGGGGATTCCTTGTTAATAACAAATGGATCCATTACGAATCATACTTAGCAGAAAGGAAAGACCATGCCGGCTAAACAAATTATCGATGTACCTAGCACTTGGACATCAGCAGATTTAACACAATTTAATGTTACCAGTGTAGTTGACAAAGAAGACGGAACATGGGTATACTATGTTAACTCCGCAACAGGACAAGAACACAATTGTTTGATTGATGCATTTTTATCAAAATTTCATCTAGGAACTAACTAATGTCTAAAATTAAACTATCAGAACTATTCTACAGTGTACAAGGAGAAGGAAGATATATGGGGGTCCCATCAGTCTTCATGCGAACCTTTGGCTGTAATTTTACTTGTCAAGGATTTGGTCTTCCGCGCGGAGAATCTAGTAGTGAAGCAAACGATATTGCTGAGATTGTTCATATGTTTAACGACTATAAACAATTACCACTAGTAAGTACAGGGTGTGACAGTTATGCCAGTTGGCATCCAGATTTTAAACACCTTAGCCCATTGGTTACAACAGATGCAATAGCAGATAGAATTATGGAAATGCTTCCGTACAAAGAATGGCGAGATGAACATCTTGTTATTACAGGTGGGGAGCCGTTGCTTGGCTGGCAAAAACAATATCCAGACTTGCTCGATCATCCCAAGATGCATGATCTTAAAGAAATTACTTTTGAAACAAATGGGACAATGCGTCTAACAAAAGAATTTAAAGAATATCTAACTAAATGGAGAGCCCAACGAGAGATCACATTCTCAGTAAGTGCTAAACTGCCATGCAGTGGCGAGCCATGGAAGGATGCTATCAAACCTCAGGTTGTTTGTGATTACGAAAATTATGGTACAGTATATTTGAAGTTTGTAGTAGCAACAGAAGAAGATATTAAAGATGCAGAAAAAGCAGTAGAAGAATATAGAGATGAAGGCTTTACAGGTCATGTATATCTTATGCCTATCGGCGGTGTTGAGTCTGTTTATAGTCTTAATGCTAAATCCGTTGCCATTGCCGCAATGAATCGAGGGTGGCGTTATAGTGATCGTCTACAAGTTCCATTGTTTAAAAATGAATGGGGTACTTAAAATGAAAACATTTATTAGACGGTTGTTTGGAATTGAAAAACTCGAAGCAGAAAAAGCCAGAGCAGAAGAAGCAGTAAGAGTCGCTAAAGAAATTGAAGATCAAGCAGTAATCAAAGCCGCAGAGGCAAAGTTATATGCAGAAGCGGCGGCAATGAGCCCAAAAGAACGTGCTAATCTTGCTAAAGAACCCTGGGTAGCAGTATTAAATACACATGTTAATAACGAAAACATTCGGAACGGGTTCTTTGAACTTGACTGGAACGAGTACTTTGTGTTAAAATTAAAACAAGAAGGCTATAGAGGCAAATCAGACGAAGAGATAGTGGACCAATGGTTCAGCGAACTTTGTCGCAATGTCGGAGCCGAAGAAGGTGTCAACATGGACAGGAGAGGGTCTGGCTTTGTTGATGTAACAAGTATTGGTAACGGAAAAGCAGAGGTCAGTTAATGACATATATTTTGGTAGACACAGCAAACACATTTTTTCGTGCTAGGCATGTTATCAGAGGTTCGACTGAAGATAAAGTTGGCATGAGTATACATACAGTATTAAGCAGTGTCCGCAAAGCATGGAAAGACTTTAATGGTGCCCATGTAGTATTCTGTTTAGAAGGTCGTTCATGGCGCAAAGATTATTATGCTCCCTACAAGCGTCAACGTTCAGATGCTCGTGCCGCACAATCACCCCGTGAACAAGAAGAAGATAAAATCTTCTGGGAAACATTTGATCAGTTCAAAGATTTTATTGCTAATAAGACCAACTGTACTGTTCTACAACATCCACAACTTGAAGCAGACGATTTAATCGCAGGCTTTATCCAATCACATCCCAACGATGATCACGTTATCATTTCGACAGACGGTGATTTTGCACAATTGATTGCCCCTAATGTAAAACAGTACAATGGTGTGATGCAGATCACTACCACACACGAAGGATACTTTAATGAAAAGGGTAAACGTGTCATCGATTCTAAAACTAAACAAGAAAAAGCCGCGCCGGATCCAGGCTGGTTGTTATTTGAGAAGTGTATGCGTGGAGACACCTCCGACAATATCTTTAGTGCTTATCCGGGAGTACGTGAGAAAGGGACAAAGAATAAAATTGGTCTCCGTGAAGCGTATGCTGACAGGGCGTCTAAAGGATTCTCTTGGAACAATATGATGCTTCAACGTTGGGTCGACCATGAAGGTGTCGAACATCGTGTATTAGACGACTACAATCGCAATGTACAATTATGTGATTTAACAGCACAGCCAGATGATATTAAACAACTTATTCGTGAAACAATACAGGCTTCTAAAGATGCCGAAAAGAATTTAAGCCAAGTTGGTATTAGATTGTTAAAGTTCTGTGGTGAATATGACCTACAGAAAATCAGTGAACAGGTTCAAAGTTACGCTGAACCATTAAGTGCGAGGTATTTAAATGAAACTAATTAATGCTAAACCTATCATCGATGGAAAATGCTGGATCCTCGAACAGGATGGCCAGAAGATTGGCACCCTACGCAAAGAAAAGAAGATCTATAGTGTAGATAAACAAGGTGTTAAATTAGAAGTAGGCACCCTTGACGAAGTTGTTGAAAAACTAGGTATTCAATTTGAGCAATATTCAAACCCTAAAACAGTACCTGCAACAACACAATATTCTGTATACGATTATCCTTGTAGTTCTAAACCTTACGGCCCGTTGTACAATGTAGTTAAGAAACTGCCCATTTATGCAAAGAGTACAAAGAGTAAAAGTCAATATTGTGCCGGATACTATGTTATTCAATTCCGCAAGGGGTGGGTTAAAAGTTTTTGTCCCAAACTAATCACGCTAGAACGGTATCCATTTAAAGGCCCGTTCAAAACAGAACTTGAAATGCGAACAATACTAAACACAGTAGGAAGACAAAATGACGAATGCGATCCGACCGCTTAACATAATACCTATTGAAAACTTTATAAAAAAGTCTCAGATAGCCTACAAATCCAAACAAAAAACGGTTACTTTAACAATTGATGAAGCAATTCAATTGACAGAAAGTATTACTATTGCTATGATACGTCTAGCAGGTGTGCAGGAAGAACAACTACACTCTACTCCTACAGAAGAAGTAATTACAGTCAATATGGACGGGGGCGGATTGCGATAACTTGTAATAAATAAGTGCGTACTTTGGGAGCGTACTTATTATGAGCAGGCCTAAGCCAACCGTTTTATTAGAAATTACAAACAAAACTACTTATAAAACAGAACAAGTTTTAGAAGCCGAAGCCATTTGGGCTGTATTTTATAAAGACAAGCCTGTCAATTTAAAAACCAGCACTATACTAGCCGCTGAGGTTGGGCCCAAATACAAGAAGGTTAGTTTTTCAAATAGCGGACATGCTTACAATCTTTCTGAAAAACTTAACAAATCCTTCAATTGCCAGGACTTTTCTGTATATAAACTAACTACAGGCGAGAAAGTCCATGATAAACCAAAAGACTGAACTAACCAAATATATCATTAATTGCCTAGGTTTCCCCGACGACACCAAAACATTCAAAAGATTTACTGCTACATTCTGGGTAAATCCTCGACAAAAATCCAAAGGCGGGCTAAGGCTAACTGATGCTGGTTTCAAAGTGTTTAACGAACACCTAAAATCCTATAAAGTTGACTTAGAAGATAAAGATCAACTGTTTGAAAACCGGCATATACTTTGGCTAGACAAGTACATAGATGCGCCATTTTATGTAGCCCGAAAATCTGTATATGTATTCAGCGAAAAGATGGCTGTCCAATTGGTTTTATTCTCGGGAAATTTGGTTAAATTTGGACATGCTAAATTTAAGAATAGCAAAAAAGCCACAGACATAGTTGCGGAATCGTAGTATACTAGTAATACTGTGAGACGCACAGATACACTATTTTTTTAAGGATTCAAAATGGCAGAAAAAATCAGCACTAATCGTACAGTTTCTCCAAACGAAGCAAAGGCCGCGGTTCGTAAAGCACTCAAAATCCAACGTCCACTGTTCCTGTGGGGTGCCCCAGGTATTGGCAAGAGTGACATTGTTAAACAAATTGGTGAAGAGCAAGGTCGTGAAGTCATCGACGTTCGGTTAAGTCTATGGGAACCTACAGACATTAAAGGTATTCCATATTACAATAGTGTAGAAAACACTATGACCTGGGCACCTCCTGCAGAATTGCCCACAGATCCAGACTCAACTGCTATTTTGTTCTTAGATGAGTTGAACTCTGCGGCTCCTGCTACACAGGCGGCGGCTTTCCAATTGGTGCTTAACCGTCGTGTTGGCACATATAAATTGCCAAAAGGCGTTTCAATTGTTGCCGCAGGTAACCGTGAAACAGATAAAGGCGTTACTTATCGTATGCCTAGCCCATTGGCTAACCGTTTTGTTCACTTGGAATTGCGTACAGACTTTGAAGACTGGCACCAGTGGGCTGTTAACAACCGCATTCATGAGCAGGTTGTAGGTTACATTGGTTTTGCTAAAGGCGACCTGTACGACTTTGATCCAAAGAGCGCCAGCAAGTCTTTTGCTACTCCCCGTTCTTGGTCCTTTGTAAGTGACTTGTTGGGCGATGACGACTTGCCAGAAAACACACTGACAGATTTGGTGTCAGGTGCTATTGGTGAAGGTCTTGCTATTAAGTTTATGGCACACCGCAAGGTAGCAAAACAGATGCCTAAACCAGAAGACATTCTGTCAGGCAAGGTTGAAAAAGTTAACATCAAAGAAATCTCTGCGATGTACTCTTTGGCAATTAGCCTGTGCTACGAACTTCAAACCGCAGACCAAAAGAAAGTCAAAGGTTGGGACGGTATGGCAGACAACTTCTTCAAGTTTATGATGGATAATTTCCCAACTGAATTGGTTGTTATGGGCGCCAAAATCGCCCTCACAAACTACAACCTGCCGTTTGATGCTAGCAAATTGAAGCATTTTGACAAGTTCCATGACAAGTACGGCAAGTACATTATCCAAGCAATGGAGAACTAAAAAACGGGCCCGAAAGGGCCTGTTTCGCTTGCTCTTTTAGCAAAAAGAGTATATAATATATACATACACTACAGAAAGGTACCATATGTCTAATACAGCAACAGAAAAAGCCAAAAAAGTAAAGCCTGCCAAAGTCTTTACACAGGCAGAAAAGAATAAGATTATTGACAAATTGATCACGGCTCGTGTGGGCCTATTGTTGCGTCATCCTTTCTTTGGCAATATGGCAACCCGTATGTCGCTTATTGATGCTTCAGACTGGTGCCAAACATTAGCCACAGATGGACGTAACTTTTATTTTAACTTAGAATTCGTTGACAAAATGAATCCTAAAGAGTGCGAGTTTGGTTTCGCACACGAAGTTCTACATAATGTGTTTGACCACTTGGGTCGTCGTGATGGCCGAGATCCTATCCTGTCAAACATTGCCGCTGACTATGCTGTCAATCAAATCTTGAAAGACGAGCGTATCGGTGTTAGCCCAAGTTGGATGAAGATCTATCAAGACAACAAATACCGTGGTATGAGTTATGAAGAGATTTACCAACACCTTTACGACAATGCAGAAAAAATTGACTTAACTAAATTAGGTGAATTGTTAGACGAGCATTTGGACGGTGAAGGCGATGGCGACAATGAAGGCGATGGCGAGAACGGTGACAAAGAAGGTAAAGGCAAAGGTCGTCCTAAACTCACAGCCGAAGAAAAGAAAGCAATTAAAGACGAGATCAAAGAAGCAATGGTCAGTGCCGCACAGGCCGCAGGTGCTGGTCGTGTACCTGCAGGTGTTCAGCGTCTTATCACAGACTTTACTGAGCCTAAAATGGACTGGCGTGAACTCCTGCGTATGAATATTCAAAGTATTCTAAAAAGCAATTTTACATTCCAGCGTCCAAATCGTAAAAGTCAACATAGCGGTGCTGTGTTGCCAGGTATGTCCAATGACGAGACTGTAGACGTGAGCGTCTGTATTGACATGTCAGGTTCTATCAGTGACGCAATGGCCAAAGACTTCTTAAGTGAAGTTAAAGGCATTATGGACGAGTACGTAGACTTTAAATTAGACTTGTGGACATTTGATACCGAAGTATACGGATACAAGCAATTTACAGGTGACACCGCAGATGAGATCATGGAGTATGAGTGCAAAGGCGGTGGCGGTACTGACTTTATGGCAAATTGGGAATTTATGAAAGAACAGGGCATTGAACCCAAGAAGTTTGTAATGTTTACAGACGGATATCCATGCGGTAGTTGGGGTGATGAGGACTATTGCGATACTCTGTTTATTATCCATGGTGACGATTCCATAAAATCGCCATTCGGCCAGTACGCACATTATAAATAAAGTAGGTATATTATGGCTTTAGTTAGAGGTAAGGTAAACGCTTTGGCGCTCTTAGAAATGAGAAAGTTAAAACGTATGCCACCAAATTTTGCTAAGATGACATTACGTGATCTAGATCATATTAGTGTTAAAACTTTAGAACTTTGGATCCTTCAAAATCTAGATAGTCGATTTTGTATTCGTAAAAACACCGGTTTAATTGACGACAACAAAATGACTACTGTTTTTGAAGTTGGTTTTGAAGAACCAAAAGAACTAACTATGTTTAGCCTAGGATGCCCAATTTTACATAATAGGAGATGACATGTCAGACGAAGTACAAGGTTCGCCAGAACCACAACAAGAAGCCCCAAAGGCACCAGAATTAACTGTAACAGATTTACAGAACATTAGAGCAATTATTGATATTGCCGCAACTCGCGGTACATTCAAAGCGGCAGAAATGGCCGGAGTTGGTCAAGTGTATGCTAAACTTGACAGTTTTTTAAATGCTGTAGTACCTGCTCAAGCGGCTCAACAAGCAGGCCAATAAAAGGAAAATAATATGAAGCATATCGGCAAGATGAAAAACAATAGCGCAAGGGTAGTTATTGTATATAGAACGCTACCAGGAGACCCTTATAGTGCCTTAGTAGTAGGTTCACAGGGTTTAGTTGATTTCCATCACGACTCTTTGATGAGTATTTTGGAAAGTGACAGCGGTCAGCAAGCAAATGAACTTGCCGATATTCTCGCTGTTCGTAGATTTCCAGATGGAAATAATATGTTAGAATATTTGCATACCAATGGTCACCTTAAAAAAGTTGCTACCAATATGGTTATTGTGATGCCTAACACAACTACCAACATTCCTTTAGATGAGTTGAACACATTAATTGCTCAGCAAAAAGGTGTTAAACTTGAAGAACTTGCAATTATTCCAGAAGGACAAAAGGTTCCAGATAACAAAAAAGAACCTCCAGAAGAATATAAGAGCAAGTGGGTCAAAATGAGAGAAGAAAAAGCCGCCAAGGCCTTATCTGAATCTGCTGTTAAAACAACTTCAGCCGATGTCATTGGTGAAACTGTTAGTCCCGATGAAATAGTTGCCATTCCAGAGGCCGCTACTCCGGAGCAACAGGCAAAACTTTATCGCAGTCAAGCAGACAAATTGGCCAAGCAGGCCGCAGAGATGCGTCGAAAGGCTGAAGAATTAGTTCCGACAACTAAAAAGAAGGCAAAAGCCGAAGCATAAAAAAAGCCGCGTTAAGCGGCTTTTTTATTATACCATTATTTCTATCTTACCGTAATCGCCGTCAAAATCTTGAAGTGCCTTTCCAATGATTCCTATACTGGTTAGTCCAGGTTTTTTAGATTCTGCGTGTCCCGGGAATTCACTTGTAACCAATAAGTCGCCTTTCTTAACGGGGCCTTTTACCTTGCAAGGAACACGACCTTTTAGTGCTATATATGGAGCGAGATTTGGAGGTCCTAAATCTTCGTTCATTGCATATGCAGGATACAGACTAACAACACCTGCTACACTTTCACTTTGATAAGTTCTACATATAGTAACTTCATATTCTCCGCCTATCACTAGTACAGTTCCCTCATCATATTCAGTGTCTGCTCTATAACGTTCTGCCAAATCAGCATATGTAGCAATATTATTAGTTGCATATATTGTACGGAATGGAAACGCATCGCTACCTATATCAAGTGTACCTGATCCAGTTGGCAATAATGTACTAGAAATAGACGGCCTTGAGGATGTTACGAAATCGGTAACCGTGATGATGTTACCATTAGTATCAAGTAATGATCTAGCACTCTGAGCAGTTCCCCACAAAAATGTGTCAGAACTGGCATTATTAAAAACAGAAACTCCACTAATGCTTACGCTGTATAAATTTATACCACGTTTAATAGTATCAAAACCTGTTGTATTAATAATATTAAAAGGATCAGCGGCTGTGATTGCAATTGTTTCTACATTGCCTGTTAAGATATTTTCTACATTATGTTTTAATACATAATGTTCTTTGTTTTCAGTATCGTATACCTTTGCAGGAGTAATAGAATTTAAACCAGATATTCCAGTAAATTGAGGACCAATCAAATTATAGTTTAATCCATCAAATACATACAATTTTTGTTCAGTTGTATTGTACCACATATCCCCTACACCCTGGCCAGTAGGTTGTACAATAGCACTGACTAATTGAGGAAGACTTCTAAAAAGATTTCCACTATATAATTTCAGTTTTTTATTTTTACTATCATACCAAAGTTGTCCGGCAACTGGATTAGTAGGAGGAGTAGAATTGGCAAAATTTTCTAACAGTTGAACAAAGTTCTCATTTATAATTTGACCAAAATTACTATAATTTCTACCTACAAGAGTAAGACTTGTTGTTTGATCAATAGTACCATCGTTAACAATGGTTAATTGTTCTCCTGCTGTGTTTTTTATTACATACGCCATTTTTTATCCTCTACAAACCTGAACTTCAATCATACCACCATTTTCAGTACTGTCAATAGCCCGTGCAATAATTGTTCCAGGTTTTGGATTTAACTCGGCCCGAGCACATCCGCCTCCTGCAGAAACCAACATATCACCTTTGTTAACAACTCCTTGAACATAACAAGGTACTCTACCTGTTAATGCAAGTGAATATGTATACCCTTCAATTTCATATTGATCATTTAACAAGAATGCAGGCGCAGTTGAAATAATTCCTGCCACCTTAGTACTCATATCGGTATTACACATTGTTATTTCAGCATCTCCACCAAACTCCATCACTTGTCCGGGACTGTAAGTATCATTTGCTTTATAATTTTCTGCTAAGTCAGCATAAGTTGATGACAACGTCGATCCTGCTGACAAACTCCAAGTACCTGTAATTATACCTTGTGTTGCTGAATTTCCAGTAGTAATACCAGTGGTAGTAATATTAGGACTAATAACTTTCGAAACTGTTAGATCAACACCATACATACTGGCTATGTAACTATATCCCGCAACACTTAAAACTACTGAAGTTACTGTAGATGCTGTAAGGGTCGGTGATGATACTCCAAATCCTGTAGCAAAAGATAATCCACTTATAGTATTTTGAATTCCTGCTAGATACACATCCTCTGAATGGGAAACCTCAAAAGATGATGTAGTAATAACTGCCAACAATTGTCCGTCTTCAAAAAGTCGAATAGCCGCATGTGTTTGTGTATTAACATCTATTAACGGACCTGATTCAAACTTTGTTTTTCCAAATCCTTCAACTGCTTCTGGTCCAATAAGTTGCCAACTTGTCCCAGTTCCTATACCTAAAGATACTTGATTGGTATTTGGATTATACCAAAGGTCGCCCAGACTAGATGCAGGAGTAGTACCTGTGTTTACAGTTGTAGTTAACGCATTCCATTGACTTCCATTGTAAACTTTTAATTTGAGGGTGTCTGAATTAGTATCAAACCATGTTTGCCCTGTTAACTTGTTTATAGGTTCTGCCAATCCTGCAAAATTTTGTAACAACCATAAAAAATTATCATTTTGGTAAGTGCCGTAGCCGGTAACATTTTTACCAAGCAGATAAATGCTTGATGAAAATTGTTTATCAACTACACCATCAGCCAATGATGTAAAAACACTTCCGTTAAAATTAGTAAGGTTGTAAGGCATCTATTTTTCCGTTATAATATATTAGCAACCCAGGTCCAGGTTCCTATATTTGAGCCGCTTCCATCATCCAACACATAAAATGTTTTAATTAAATGGCTAACAATAGGAGTAAAGATAGAAGTTGCGTTTGTAATAGTTGCGGTGGCCGCAACGTCTTGCAAAACACTTTGACTATTTTGAGCGCCACCTTTATCAACTAATACAGTTGTCTTATTTAAAGTTAAACTAAATGTTTGATATGTACCAGTATAATACTGTGCTAATACATTACATCTAGTATTCAATGGTAGTTTATAGTATGAACTATCACCGTAAGGGTCTGTTCCGCCTATCTTACCGTCAATTGGTAGCATTTTATTTAGATAGCCTATAATAAATGAATTAATATCGTTATCAGGAGAATTGTATTTAGGAGTAATATCCATAGTGATAGTGAATGTTTTTCTAACAGCAGTTGCCTGAGAAATATCGCCTAAGAAACTATCAAAGTACCCTTTAGTAATCAATGAAGAACTAACACTCGAAGCAGTAGTAGCCGCTGATCCAATGATTTGTGTATATCCACCTAAATTAATATTTCCAGTACCTGTATTAACAATATATAAATCTGACCAGAATGTCTGTTGAGTTAAAGTATCGTAATAGGGCCCTTTATATATTCCACCTGAGATTCCCGGTGCAGAATTGGCTATGTACAGATTAGAAGCAGTAAATGTATTCAGGGGAGGTAAATCTACCATTCCGGGAGCATGTCGAATGCCGTTGCCTAATGAATTATTTGATAATACGGTTACTCCGCCAATTTTATAAGTACTGGTTGAGGCAAGGTCTAAATTCTCACTGCTGGTCCATGCTGTTGTAGTAGTATACCATACCAAAGATTTAGTTGTAGTGCCTTTCAATATAATTCCGCCGCCGTCGGCAACTGCATCAAGTGTGTTACCATTTGCTAAAATAATATTAGTAGCAGTTACTTCTAAAATTGTGGCTTCAACATTTGTTACTGTACCTAATACAGTTAAGTTTCCTCTTAGCAATGTATCACCAACAACATCTAATGCAACAGTAGGAGCCGGATTAAATATGCCTAAGAAACTATTTGTTCCATCAAGTGCAATAGCAGTGGAAGTCCCAACAACACCGTTGTTATATCTTATTGCAAAATTTTCATAAGGGTTAGCAATTTGTATAACACTGGTAGAAGTTATTCCGGAATTATCTATTAACAATTGCATGTTTGCATAACCGCTTTGTCCTCGAGGAGTTCCAATTCCTAATCCAGCATTGTTAAAAATGTCTATTGCACCTTGTGTTTCTTGATATATATTTCTTTGCAAAAATGTGCTGGTTGATAGATTATTCCAATTAAGGGTGTTAGTAGCAGTACCATAAATTGTAAATGCAGGATTTAATGTCATTCCTGCACGTAGTGTAGATGTTCCTAATAAAGGAACTGACGGATTAAGTCTAATATCTACATCGGTTACTGCGGCAATTAGTGTACCATCGTTATATAAATTTGATACTACATGATCAGTGTTGGCATAGTCTGGTTGTTGCTCAACAAACCATCCAGACTTTCCGCCGCCAAACGGATTAAATTGTTCAGCAGTTTTATACCATTTAAAGCCGTCAAAATATCTTAGTTCTTTCCATGTGGGATTCCACCATAAATCTCCAGATACGCTTCCGTCTGGATAATTATTATCTGGATCAGTAGATGGAAAATTAGTAGGACTTCCTACTGGTTTAAAATCAGTCAACGCCGTAGAATAAACTTTTAAACGTTGTTCAGAAGTATCAAACCATAATTGCCCTGCTACAGGATTTATAGGAGCACTTATATTAGCAAAATTTTCTAACAGTTGAACAAAATTTTCATTTACATACTGACCATACGCATTGACATTTTTACCAATAAGAGTTAGACTTGAAGATACCTTATCAAAACTTTGATCGGCCACTACTGCAAGTGTATTTCCGTTGGTCAGTGTTATTGTATACGACATTCTTTTATACCTTAAGTTTTAATTATATAATTCATAGCCAAATATGGATTCATAGTATTCAGCGATACTGAATTATCAACAACAACTTTTGCACCAGTTCCAGTTGATACTGTACTTGTTGACAAAAACACTGTCGATGTTCCGCCGGCTACAGTTGCGGCCATGCCAATATCTCCACTGGGTTTTAGCGCAGTTGGAATTCTATTAGATTGAGACAATCCAAATGTGCCGTTATTCATATTATCGTATCCGACAACACCTCGGCCTCTTAAATCAGGCAAACTAAAAACATTTGAATTTTCAAGAACTGGTTGTCCATATGTATACGCTATTACCTTAAACAGAGCAGGATATTGTGATTTGTAAGCACCTTGGCCGTCACATAATAACCATCCGTCAGGCGGAGTCAATCCTGCAAACGGCATTATTGCACCAGTTGGAATTAGATTAGAATAAATGTCGGATAAGAAGTTTTTCTTTTCAATTTGAACTAATGTACTTGATATCGAAGATGTTCCTGTTGTTTCTACACCAAGAATACTAAATTTTCCATTTGACGGCATGTCATAAAAATTAGTCCAATCTTTGGGTACAATTTTAGTCGAAACTGGCTTACCTGTTATAACTGCTGAGGTAACTGTTGTAGCAAAAATGTAGTTACCGGCTCCTCCAGTATATGTTACGTCAGCCGTTGATTGAACATCTCCCTGAATAGCAAAGTTTCCTGTATATTGTAAACTTCTTGCTATATTTGCAGTTCCTTGTAAATTACCATAAAAATTTGTAGCAGTTACAGTTGCAAAGGTTGCCGCAGAATTACTTATAGTTGCTGAATTAATAAACAACGATCCATTGATAGTAGTTGTATTGTTAATTGTAACAGTTCCTGTACTAGAAATAGAACCTGCTACTGCTAGATTACCATTAAACGTAGATAAAACTCCCAAACTACCAGCAACCAATTTGCCACCTACGAGGGTATCGCCGCCAACTTCTAATCCGCCTGTTGATACTGCTGGAGGCCGATTAGGTATACCTATTCCAATACTCTGAGTAACTCCGTCAATTCTTACTAATTTATTTGCTACTGCTCCATTATAAATTGTAAAAGTAATTAATCCGCCATCTACCGAGTTAGTAATCTGTGCTTCTCTAGTAAGAGAAGGATTAATCTTAAGATTAAATGTAGAATTGTTTCCTAATAAAATACCACCTTTTACTGTTAGTACAGTAGTAATAGCATTGTCGATATCATTTCTTACAAAATTATTAGCAGGTATATTAGCATTGCTTGGGCTTGTTACATAAAGATTTTTTGCAGAATAAGAAGTGGCATTCATAGCCACACTATTGAGTGAGGAAAGATTTATACCAGGTAATATATTTGAAAAACCTATAATCTTCGATTGCGGAATAAATGTATCGTTGCTGATAATTTCAACAATATTGCCATCAATGAAATTTTTAATAATCTTGTGAGGAACTCCAAAATTATCATTAATCGTATCTGGAAAACTACCAGTTTGTAATGTTCCGCTAAATGCCGGCCCTACTAAAGTCCAATTATTTGTTCCATCAGTATTAATATACAGTTGACCTTGAGAAGTATTAACCCAAATATCACCCGCTTTAGCCCCACCATATACAACATTATTTCCCGGAGTATCTGGCTGTGCCCAAATACCACTTGCCGGAGGCCAAGAGGTCGGCGACCCGTTACCTGCACTGGGATTGCTTATTCTTAAAACAGGAATATCTGCATTTGAAGTATCAAACCATAACTGACCTTGAACAGATAAACCTGCAGGTGGATTAGTATTAGCAAAGTTTTCTAACAAGTGTAGAAAGTTTGTACTAACTGCAGAACTATAATTT